ATTGGAACTAACGCTACTAATATCTGTATCAAGAGAAGCAATATCAGATAAGTCTGCAACTGCTAATGATACGTTACTGTTCAATAGTGAAGCAATAGAAGTTAATCCTGTTCCACCTCTTGATACTGCAAGAGTTCCTGTTAAGTTGTTTAATGGTAATGCTATATCTGCTGACCCATCAAAAGATACACCTGCTATTGTTCTAGAAGTTGCTAGTGTACTTGCTGTTGTGGCATTACCAACTAAACCACCTTCAAAGGAAGAAGCAACTAATGTTCCTAATGTAAAACCGCTTGTTGTATTTACTGTGCTTGTAGGTTCTGCATTTGAGTTACCTGTTGATGAGAACAACTTCCATTTATCGCTATCAGAAGCATCTCTAAACAAACCACTGTATCTAATATTACTTCCATCGTTATACTTACCATAGAAACCTAAATCAACAGTATCCGCATCATTGTTCTTTCCAAGAGAAATCAACGGGTCTTCTACTGTTAAAGTAGAAGTGTTTACAGTTACAGTATCTCCACTAACGATTAAATCAGCACCAACAGTAAGAGAACCACTAACTGTTAAAGTATCATCAGACTGATTACCAATAGTGAAGTCTCCACCAAAATCAGAGTTTAAAGCAGTCTTTAGATTTGGAACAGATACATCATCGTTTGCTGTTCCTGCAATTGATAACTGCCCTGCACCGTCATTGTATTGTACAGTTATATTGCTACCTGCTGTAATTAATCCTCCAACATAATCTTCAACTTGTTCTTGGCTAATTTGTGTATTTGTATCAGCAGCGTTTATTGTTAAAGTATCTGAACCTGCCGTAGTAGTTATAGTTACATTAGTACCGCCAACAAAGGTTAGAGTATCGTTATTAGTATCAGCAACAATATTATCTTGACCACTAACTGCTATTGTTTTGAATATGTTTTGTGAAGAACCTAAATCTGTATTAGTAATAGTTACAGCACCAGTAGCACCACTTACACCAATTCCTGTTCCTGCCACATTAGAAGTAACACCAGTATTAGTTAGGGTAATATCAAATGGGTCACTTGATGCACCACTGTTAGTATCAGTCCATGTAGCAGTTATTCCTGTTCCTTGTGTAAACTGAACATGTTTACCATCTGTAACATTAACAGTAGTCCCAACTCCATCTTTAATATTAAAGGAAGTAAAAGAGCCACCCGCATTAGCATCTACATATGCCTTAATTGCTTTAGCAGATGCTAAACTATCATGTGATGCACTAACACTACTCAAATCTGTATCAAAGGCATTAATGTCTGAAAGGCCAGTTACCGCCAAAGATGTTAGGTAAGTGTTAGTGTCAACAGTGTAACTACCTGCACCTGTTCTTTTCATGAACCCATTACTAGAAAAGTCTCCATCCATTACTGCCCCTGCCGCAGCCACATTGGTTGCATCCGTTACATCTGCTGACGCTTCAATACCTGAGAGTTTAGTTCTCTCTGCTGAACTAATTACTGTTCCACTACCAAAACTAGACAAACCATCTATCTTATCTACTGTAACTGAACCGTCATTCAACTTAGCAGTAGTTACTGAAGACCCTGCTAATTTATCAGCCGTTACAGCACTGTTTGCTATCTTAGCAGTAGTTACAGCACTAGCATTAATCTTACTTGTTAAAACAGCATTAGAAGCAATCTTTGCACTAGAAACAGAGGTTGATGCTAACATACCGTTAGTTACTGTTGCTGTATCTGCTGAAGTAATTAGAGTACCTGTTATATCAGGAAGAGTAATTGTTCTATCAGCAGTAGGGTCTGTAATAGTTAGTGTAGTTTCATGAGAATCTGCTGTTGCTCCTTCAAACACAAATGCATTTTGAACATTAACTTGAGTCTGATTAACTGTTGTTGTAGTACCTGTTACGTTTAGATTACCTCGAATATTTACAGTAGTATCATTGTCTGCATCTCCTATATTCAAAGTATCAGTGCTGTCATAAGAAGCAAGAACAGGAGATAGTGTTGATTTATTTAACGTACTACCTGTATTAGTAAGAGTAAGAGTATCACTACCTGCATTTCTTGAGATACTAAGACCTGCTCCCATTGCTAAATGGAATACACTACCTGAACCACTAGTGTTATCTGTTAGTCTAATTGTTTTAACAGCAGGGTCATTATCACCATTACCGTCTAATCCGTCTTCTGTCGTTATAGAATATGTTGTATCAACAGTAGCCTTTCCATCAACATATGTTTTTACTGCTAATGTACTAGGTATTCCACTACCTGAAGCACCACTAGTTATACTTGAATCAAAAGAACTTACGTCTGTTAATCCTGCTAATGCAAGTGAACTAAGTTTAGAGTTCAATTGAGTTTGTATAGATGAAGTGACTCCATCCAAGTATCCTATTTCAGTAGAACTTACATTTGTTACTCCATCTAATATGTTAATTTCAGATGCAGAAGCAGTAATACTCAAATCACCAAGATTCTCAACCTTAGAGTTTAGAGCCGTGATTAATCCAGTTACTTTGCTTTGTGCTATATCATCCAGTTTAGAATTAGCAATGCTACCTGCGAGATGAGCATTAGTTACAGAACCGTTTGTGAGAGAAAAGTTGTTTGCGTTTGCTGCGACTCCAACCAACTTATCATGTAAAGCAGTTGTAAAGTTCTTCTGCGTTAGACCACCATCACCAACAGAATACGTTGTGTTTACATAATTTGAAGCATGAATAGTTCCTGCTCCATTAGCAGTCCAATCAATTATTTGGTTTCCACTTGGTATTGTGGGTTTATTCAATATTTGAGAATCACCACTTCCTGAGTTCCAATCTGCATTAACATTTACTTCTGCTCCTGCTTCAATACCTGCAAGTTTTGTTTCTAACGCACTTGTAAACAACTTGTTATTTGTTCCTGCTGCTATTTTATCTGCACTTATTGCAGCCGAGTTGCTAATATCTGCATTTACTATTTGAGTGCCAACTGCTCGATATGAACCATCTAGATTAGGAATATCACTAGCAGTTAGTTTAGCAAATATATTCGCTAGATTTACTTTCCTTAAACCAACGGAGTTATCATGGAAAGCAACGAAATCAGCAGTTCTGTCTATTCCGTTTTCATTAGTTAAACCTGTTATGTCTAACTTTAATGTTGCACCAGTTCTATCAAGACCATCACTAATTGTAAGAGAAGGTTCTTTACCACTAAGAGCAGATACTAACCCACTAATTTTACTTTGAGCAATTTCAGCATTAGAATCTACTTTAGCATTAGTGATTGCGTTACTGGCAATCTTTGCACTTGTTACTGAACTATCTGCTATTTTTGCGGTAGTAACTGCATTACTTGTAATAGTAGTAGCACCGTCTGCGTTAGATGTTACATCTCCACTATGATTAGGGTGAACATATGTATTAGCATTAGCCGTTCCTGTATATCCTAAATCTGCTAGAGTTAATGTTCTTGTTCCCATTGCTGTTATGTGTCCAGTATTATTTGTTGTTATACTATCTACTATTACTGCTCCACTAGTGTTTATGTTAGTTGTAGAGTAAGTAGGATGAACATATGGGTTAGCCAGTTCAGATGTAATTGGTATGTTAAAGTAATTATTACCATCATTAGTAAAAGTCCATCTATTAGAAGTCTCATTCCATTTTAACTGTACATTAGAATAGTTACCTCTTTCTACTTCTATTCCTGCATCAGTTGTAGAATTACCTGTTTGATTTTTATTTAGTAAAATTGTATTATCTTCTATTGCTAAATTAGTTACATCTAAAGTTGTAGTACTACCACTTACAGTTAAATCACCTGTAACTGTTAGATTACCACCTGTTGTTATAGCAACACCATTACCAATAGTAGTAGCCGTGTTAATCTGAGCAAGTCTTGTTTCAAGATTATCAACGGTTACATCATCATTTGGAGTTGATACAACTAAGTCAATAGTTCCATCACCGTCTTGATATGTTGCACTAATTCCTGTTTCTGTATTACCATTAAACATAGCACCGACAATATCCTGAACTTGTTCAGTTGAAAGTTGAGTGTTAGTATCAGTAGCAGATAAAACACCACTACCATTTATAGTTAAATTAGTACCTACTTTAACTCCACCAAGAGTATTAGCGGCAGCAGTTGGTAATGTGAAAGCGTTCGCACTTGCTTCAATGTTAGTTAGTTTAGTTTTTTCCGCATCTGTAAAAACATTTGAATTACTAGCAGAACTAACTAACGACTTAACAGCATCAGCATCAGAATCACCTGCTGTTTTCGCTATGGTAGTTTCAGTAAGTGCTAATGTTCCTGTTGATGAAGGGAAGGTAATTGTTCCTCCTCCCTTAGTTACAGTTCCTTCTTTGTTAATTCTAAGAGTTTCAGTATTGTTATTTATTATACTAAGTTCTTGATTTGTTTGTTCATATCCTAAGAATTGAACTCTTCTGTCAACAGCATATGGATTACTACCTCCTGCAATTTCTACTATTGCAATAGGAATATCATCAGCATTCAAAGGAGCAACCATATTTGCATTAGTATTGTTTCTTATTGCTAGTTGATTACCTGTGATTAAACCACTAGTATAAACTGCCTCAATAACTAATACAGCATATGTATTATCACTAGCACTCTGCATATTTACAGTTTGACTAACATGAACATTATCTGCAAGTTGAGTTAATTTTCCATCCCTAAGAAAGAAATTATTACTTCCTAATGTATATTTAGTATAGGTGTCATTAGGATTACCTAATGTTATATCAAACCCTCTAACTATTCTATTGCCACCAGTAGCAATGTTAAGGCTGTTGATAATTCCACTGTGTATATTATCTGTGCCATCTATTATTCTAGCATTAGGGTTAGTGTTTAATTTACTAATGAAATTAGGGTTTGTTCTACCACTCATCAAGCCATCTCCATTTCAATAGTAAAGGTCAAAGTATCAGCCGAAGCCAACACTCCTGTATTCGTGAAGGTAACTCGGCTCAATAGTGTATCGTTTGAAGCATCGTTTGAAGCCTTGAATATTCCTAATTCTGCTACACCTTCGTTTCCTATATCAGAACCGCTAAACTCAGCAACCCAAGAGATTGTTCCGCTTGCTCTGTTAACAGAAGGAACAACTGTTTTTTCTGCTACGAAAGAATCTAATTCTGAATCAGAAAAGGAAGTAGGTGAACCTCCTGTTCCAACTTTCACTTTAGTATATTGTGCTACAATGTAGTCTGCTACATCTAATAATCCGTTCACTGGTATCATATTATATCTCCTCAATCATAAAATCTATTCTTGTATTCCTTCTTTATCGCACTTATTCCAGTAGAGGTTGTTTCAAAACCAACTGTTTCACTGAAACCAAATACATCATCGAAACCCATGTTACTATTCAATGTCTCCCCCACTACCTTGTATTCTATGGAAGAAACTCTTAACTTCAAGTTATCGAATAATGCATTGCCACTAGTTGCAGCAATAGAGTCTGCTGTTAACAAATGAGATGTATCAGTTCTACTTGCTTCGGTAATTTCTGATAATCTTTCTGCTATACCTTTACTATATGTTCCAACAGTCATGGTAAGTATCATACCCAGTACGTTTTCTATTTCAAATATAACATATTCACCATAAGGTATGTTATAAGTTGGGAAGTCTAGTACGACTATATCACCTGCTTCTAACAACTCAAATCCTTCTTTGTTTATTTGTAATGTTATCTTTCTTGCTTCCCCACTGTGAAGTCTTAGTTTTTTACTTGCTTCTATCATGGCCTCTTCTTGTGTTTTAATTGTAGTATCATTTATTGTTAAAGTCTTCATGTTTCTAATTTTATTACTAACCATTGTATGAGATACACCGTCTCCATTAACAATTACCTTACTTACTTTATCAAAAAGAGAAGTGTTATTTTGTATTGGTTCTATTCCTGCTAGATGCTCAAACTTAATTTGTTTCATTTTTAATCCTGTTTTATCATCAGAATCTCTAAAGATTATTTTCTTACCTTTTATTTTATAGTCTAATCCTTTCTTATTAGTCAAAGAATTAATTGCTCCATACAAATCTGTATCACTGAATGTCAAATTAGTTACAAATGTTTTCTTATTGTATTTTATAATAGCAGAATATTGAGGAGGAGAATAGTATTTTCCACCGGAAGCGAAGGTTATTGTTTGGTTGTTTATTGATAGTATCTTACCAATTAAGTGTCCTTCTTCAGTATATATTACATCACCATTATCTAAATCAACTACGTTTTCCAAACAAACAACTGTGTTTGTTCCATTACTGTTTACTATGTTAGTAGTAAATACGGAAGTACTCTTTGTTTCATCATACTCTAATCCTGCACTCTTTACTATGTTTGCTAATTCAGTATCAATATTAGAACCAATATCATATGTAGTACCAATATAACATTTCTTTGCATTTTGTAATTTAGGCTTCTTACCAATTGTTAAGTCAAATACTTCACCACAAGAAACTACCCCGTTGCCTGTTAAATCTCCTTCGTATGTTAGAACTAAACATTGTTCATTGGCATTAGTAAGTTTTCTTTTTCTAGTCAAAGAAACTGTCATTTGTTTTCTTTGTTTATTCACTCCATCAGAAACAAAAACATCTATCACTTCACCCGCAGTAAATCCTCTAACTGCACTAGCAGTAGTTCTAGATTCAATAAAAGGATTATCTGCAACAATAGCATTATCAACATCTAACTTTAGATACATTGAATATACTGCTTCTTGAAACGTTTTGTTATTTGTTGTATCTTTACTATCACCACTTCCTTTCCTAAAATTAGTAGAAACAGTTGCATATTGTAAACCACTATCATTCATTACATTAAACTCTATTTTTTCAGGAGTATTTTGGAATGTTGTTTCTGATATTCTCATTAGACGATATTTTATTCCATGTGTAGGTTCACCTGCATTGCCTATCAAAGCACCATCCTTTAATGTAGTATCTAATGTTATTTGATGTGCTTCGTAATTAGAAGTTGAAGGAGCAGTGCTTATTGTATGGCTAGTTATTTTTCCAATGTAAGCAGGGACTCCATGATGAGAAGCCTTACTCAAAGTATCACCATCAACCAACTTTTCAGAAACTAAATAATATCCAGTCAAATCAGGCATGAAACTTAACCAAGTATGTGTTGAATCGTCATTCAATGTAAATGTAATAGTTTTATTATCATTAGAATACACAACTACCCCAGTATCCCCAGTTAAGTTAAAAGTAGGTTTAACAATAAATTGTGAAGAATACATTTTCCCCATATTCTTGTAAGTAGTACTACTTGGAGTATGGTGGTTAAATGACCTAGTTGTAACTGTATTTCTACTAAAATTAGCAACCTTATCAAAAGGATATACCTTTGTTTTACTACCCAATAGAGACACTTTATATGTTGCAGAGGTTATTGTTTCTTCTCCCTCTGAAACCATTGAGTCACTAGCACTATATGTACCACGTTCAGTATTAGTAAAATTATAAACTCTAGTTGTAGGAGTATGTTGGTCTTTAGTAGTAGTACTAGAATAATCATTAGAATAAGTAGTAAACTCAGCATTAGTATCATGATATTCTTTATCACTTCCACTTTTACCATAAGCAGAAAAGCCCATCGGTGAACTAGTCAAAGTCGCTCTAGTAGGCCAATTAATTTCATTTGCTGCATTAACAGGGGTTGATATGCTTGACTCTCTTACTTCTCTGAAAAGACCAATACAATTGTCATATACATGGGTTCTACCAATACCTAATGCTTCTGCATCGTCTTGAGTAATATCAGGAGTATTCAACCCAAACGAATTATCAACCATAGCACTTACAACTCTAGACATGTGTAATCTAATAATGTCCTCATCATCAGCCAAATCACTTGCATCGGTATCATCCCAACCATCTATATTGTGAGCAGGAGAAAATCTCATATCTCTTTTGTTACTACTAGCAGACTTATTTTCTAACATCAATGGTAGAATTACATTCATAGGGTCATATTGGGTTGTACTAGAAGAAGTTCTCTTTAATGTTTGATGACTAAAAACACCTGTATCAACGGGAGGATGTAATAAAAATCCTCTGTGAAAGTTAATATTTCTAAGTCCATTATTCCTATCAACAAGAAACTCATTGTCTGAAGTTGTTTCTAAGAAATCTAAAGTGTTGTCACTAGATGAAAACAATCTAAACATTTCAACACCATTTATTCTTACACCATTTATTTCATGTCCATCAAACAATAGGATATTATTAGCAGGGCTTGCAAGGAATAAATTACCATAATCATCGCCTAAAGTACTATTGTAGGATAAGGTATTATTGGAAAACGCTAAAGCAAGCCCATCTGTATTTCCAATTACTCTTAGGGTAGGGCTGTTTTCACTAGGGTTAGTTCCAATTTCATCTATTTTATGAACTACATCTCCGACTGTTAGTGTATTATTTTGGGTAATTGTACCAGTTAGTTGTCCATCTTCACCAATATGAGCAGTAAGACCACTTAAGATACTAGGAGGCGATATCATAACATAATCAAAATAAGTTAAACTAGGTATTTCAGAAGGTGATTTTAGAGATTCAAAATCTAACGGATTAAAGTGCCAATCAAAGGTAGCCTCGACTAAACGTATTATTCCCCATCTTCTCATTTCAGCAGTATTCTTACTACTTTCTTTGATAACTGCTGTTTCAAAATTAATATCTCGTTTTAGAGTTTGAGATGTTACGCCATCATATAATTCATGTTGTGTTTTATTTTTTGTTTTGCTAGAAGAATCTTCTAGTATAATACCAAATGATTCAAATGGCTTTGAGTGTTTGAATAAACTATTATGTCTAATTTTTGAAGAAGGGTATATATCTCCTGTAACTAATATTTCATATGGTAATGTTCTAGGGTCTATTTGTTCAAAATTAGAATACATTATATCAGATTGGTTACTTGTATTGTCACTATGGGCTGAATATGAAGTTATCAGTGGATAATTACCATAGAAATTAGTTAAATGATTCCAATCTTTTAACGTATTGCTACCTGCAAGTGGTTTATTATCTCTTGTTGCAGTTACACTTTGAGTAGTACCGTCTGCTTTAACACCATAACCAACAGCATATCCTTGTATCTTTTGCTTTCTAATACCGTCTCTGTATATTGAATCAGTTGTTCTGATTAATCCACCTTCTTCTGTTTCTTGTAAATCCCAATATCTAATTGTTTCAGATGGAACAACATGTCCACCAACTTCAAAACTATCCTTTAATCTATGAATAAATCCACCTGTTTCTATGTTACTATTAACTAAGTATAGTTTAGCATTGCCTCTTGAATCACTACTATTACTATCAACTCTACCTAAAATTGCGGGGAATGTTGGTGCTATTTCTATTATAGTTGAAGCAGAATGTTGTTCAGTCACTTCAACTATATCGAACATTTCAGAGTTCAATGACATAATATCGCTCTTAGTAACATCAACACCATTTTCATCTCCTATTGTAAATGCAAAAATAGAGTCATCCGATGATACCGATTTAGGAGAAGATATATCATATCCTAATGTTTGTCCTGATTTAGTAGAACTATCATTAGAAGATAACTGTAATGTAGTATAATCGAACTCAGAAGTATAACCAATATCTAATCCTGATTTGAAAGACATTCCCTTTTCGCTAATAGAAGTAAAATCACCAAAACCAATACTATCAGCAGGATTACTTTGTAGTGCTTTTGTTCCTGTTATTAGGTTAATTTGGTTTGAACCATATGGATTATATGTTTTGATAGTATTATTTTCTGTTGTTGTTAGGGCTTGGTCTGCCAATACTATTGTCCAAGTATTATCCCCACCACCACCATCATATGTAGCACTAACAACCTCCCCTATCAAATCACCAGTATTATTGAATAATAATGAATACTTTGAAAATGAATCAGACGGAGAAGGGTTTTGCGAACTCAACACTACTGTTACTGTTTTACCACTAATAGTAACATCAGTAGCGTTAGTAACTGAAGATAGTGTAAGTAACGGAGGTAAAGATGTTTTAATTACATCACTAAACTGTGTTAATGTTTTACTTATTGTATCTCCTAATAACTTAGAACTATCATCCCTACCTGATATCTTAAAAGTAGTAAATCCACTTTCTGTTTTAATGTCAATATCTTCTACTTCTCCACTAAAGACTTCATCCGTAATAGAATAAGAACCATTGTAATAATATGGAACATGAGAAGAAACTGTTGACTTTTGGTATAGTGTTTTACTAGAGTCTTTTAGTTTAGCATATTTGTTATTCTTATCAGCATAATCTATTTCTAATGCGTGACTATTATACTTCAATGGTGTCATAGTAGAAAGGTGCATTCTACTATCGGATTTATCCACTGCTACATTATTCATAGTTAGTGCTTGAAACACTCCTGCTGTTGTTATTTTTGCAACTGTATCTGATTCAAACTCAAAATTAAGAACTCCTGAGTATGGCATTACATACAAAGGCTGACCTAGTACTTCTATTGCAGGAGTATCACCAATAGCATTTAGATTAAAACGACCCGACCAAGTATTAGCGGTTTTTAATTTAGAATCATTGATTGTAAAAGATTGCTGTGTATCAGCAGATTTATTGATTACTGCATTAACAACATAATGATAATCTCCTACCTCAACAATATCGTTTGCTGATAATATATGATGCAAATCTATATCTGTTGTAATATCATAAAGAGTCAAAGTACTGGCAGCAGTTTTATTTACATACCCTCCTATTTTCTTTTTAGTAAACTTACCATTGAATAAGTTATTTCTTAGTTTTAGAATGTCTCCTTCTCTAACCTTTAGATGCTGAACACCACTATTATCCATAGTAGTTATATGAGCCATTTTAGTTAGTTTATTTTTAGGACTATTGAGAGAACTATCTCTAACAGGTTCTATTTTGTTATTCTTGTATTCTGCCTTTTCAAAAGTAATGTATCTATTTGGCCCAGTTAAACCACCATCAATGCTGTTAGCAGTAGGGGTAAGTAAATCATTTGCATGTCTTTTCATTTTAACAAAGGCACTATCCCACTTTGTTGCATCAAAAGAAGTGTTACTAGTATCACTATCAGTAGTCTTGTGAGCATCTACCAATGTTGCATGTATTCTACTTCTTCCTAAACTTGGTATTGTATTAGAGAACTTTGATTCTGTTCTAAAGACTACGTTTTGTATAGTCTTCCCAATTTTTATTTTAGGTGAGGCTGAGTTTATAGAAGCAACAGTAAAACTTACGTTAACACCATTTACTACACAAAGTAAACTATCTCCAACTGAATACCCGCTTCCTCCTGATGCAATAGAAATAGATTGTATAACTCTAGTACCTAAGACTTGACTTATAGCAAAAGTAAAACTAGCAGCATCCAAACCATTATTACTCGAATCACTTACAGTTTGAGTTCCTGCTTGAAAACTAGTACTACTATTAGGACTAGGTGAGTTTATACCTGTTATTACTCCGGCAGAACTGGCAGATAAAGCCTCTCTAGAGTAATCTATTTTGAATTGGGTTTGACTAACCTTTTCTTTTATGTTACCAATATATTTATTATTTGAATCAAATATAGATTGGCCTTCAATTAATTTCTGTCCATCTGCACTTGCTATATTAAAAACTTCAGAAGATGTATTTGCATATTGGGTATGGGCTGAATGAGTTATAATATTTATTTCAGTACCGTAAGCCCACCATCTCTCAGATGTGACATTATACTTTTCACAAAAATCTAATTGATTATCTTCGTCTAATCTATCATTGTAAAAATAGAATAATGGTCTAATGGCTCTTACAGTAACATCGTATTTATTCGTATTAGCGTCAACGTCTCCCCTTAAACCATAACTAACAGCAACAACTGATGTATCTGTTTTTGCAGCCCCTTTGTATATCTCAAAATTACATTGATTAGGAACTGCTGTTGGATATTTAGGTTCAAACTCTAATCCATCACCAAACTCATCAAAGGCAGTTATTCTAGTTATCTTAGCAAAATGTGGTCTAATTTGATTATGTTTTTCAGTGTCTAAAGTATTTACTAATGAAGGATTATGTGAATCTTTATTTCCTGTAAGGTCAGGGTTAATTAAAATAAAGTAATCATAGTTATCAATATCTAGACCTACTACTCCACTTGAAGGGTAATCAGAAGTATCATACTTGAACTTACTATTTGCTCCACTTGGAGTTGTTTCAGAATCATATACCTTTATCTTGAAAGAATTAGTTTCATCACCATTTTTAGCATAAGTATCTAATAAAGTACCATCAGGATATATTCTATTTACAATTCTACTAGCGTTATCATTAGATATACCACCACTATGAGGAGCGTTTCTTATTTCAATAAAATTAGCAGAATTAACAAAGGCACTACTTGCTGTTGAGTTTTCGTAGTTTAGTTTAGTTGCTTTAAATTGTGGGTTAACTGAAACATCTGAAAAAGCATCGCCACTAACAAACTCATTTCTTTTATCATCATAGTCACTAGTTACATCAGTATCTTTTTTACCTACGTTAATGGGGTAAAACATTCTACCAGTAGTAGTGTCATTAGCCATTTACTCACCAAACCTGTAATAAAATAATATGTTACTATAACTTGGAGAAAGTGTTTTGGTAGTAGAAAGATTTGGAGCATTACCACTATGCATTGTTATTTCATATATTTCACCATAAAACTGTTCACTAGCAGATGACCCTTTTCCTATTTGACAATCACTAGGATGTAAAGTTACATTAGACTCTAAATGTTGCATTGATGCTTGTAAAGAGTTATCAAGATATATTTCTGCTGCATGTTTTAGATATGTAAAAGATATCTTATACATTTGTTCTAAGTATAATGCTTCCTTAACTTGATGAATATACACTTTAGATTGAGCAACTGTTTGAACCTTACTCATTGTTAATACACCGTTTGAGTAATTAATATCATCTATCACACCAAGAGAGTTTAAGTCAGAATCAAAAAGTTCTGTTCCTTTTGCTAACTTGTAAACATTCATTGGTGTTCCTAATGCTAGTGTTAGATTACTACCTCCTTGTCCTGCTAAACCACCTGCTCCTATATTAGTATAAGATGTAGTATTACCAACATAGTGTCCATAAGAATCATAAAATCCTGTTAGTTTATGTTCTGCTTTAATTAGTGTATCAGTTTCTAATGTTTGAACAGTGCCATTCGTTGATTTGAACTTAGCCACTATTTTATACTCAGCAGGTTGATTGTAACTATTTTTAGTTGTATTCTCTAGATATAATTGCACATTTGTATTATGGAAAATCATTAACTTAAGAGGAGAAGCAGTATGTAATGCACTATTGGATGTTCCTAATACACTAGTACTTTCATATGTAGTCGCCCTATTGTTATTAAAATCACTAGGGTATGGTGGAGTTTTAGTAGAATCTAATACACCAAACTCGGTATTGTTATTATTATCATCCTTATACTTAGCAAAACCATTTACATCGTAAGGAGTAATAATACACTCAATAGTAAATGCTCCTGTATTATCCCAAGGACTTCTATCTCTCACATCAGAAATAGTATTAGCAGTAGGAGTAGCAACGTTATCGCTTGATGGTTCTACTTGAGTAACAGATATGTCATAATCTAGATTTAAGTAACCACTTGACAAAAGAGGAAAGACTAGTTTGTATGGACTACCTGCATATGCGTTAACCATTTCTAATCCCTCAATCTAAGAAGTTATCCGCTATCACCTTTGCTTCCTCAAACTCCAATTGGAATTGTACAGATGGAAACTCCTGTCCTGAAACTGTTGTTGAAAATGAACGGATGAATCCTGTAATTCCTAGAGTAGCAGAATCCGTATCCGTAGAATTGTATGGAGTAAAGTATGCTTTACCTCCACCAACGGCAGCAGTAAAATCATTATCGTATTCTCTGTTTTTCCATGACCAAGGTATTAACTTACAATCATTCAAATCAGTATTCTCATTAGTATCTGCATGATATTCAAAATCATGATTAACTCTGCTTGGAATTAATATAACAATCTTGTTTATGTTTTGGTCATCTTGAAATGTACTAGCATCAACGTAAGAATGAATCAACTGTGCTAATTCAAAAGAAGTAAATCTTCTTGCCTTTGATTCCCCATCTTCTGTTTTCTTTTTAGTGATAGTTTGGTCAACTAATATCCCTGTTACACTAACAGTTTTCTGAGCCATACCAATATCCATAGCCAAGTTAAGAGACTCACCTCTTACTGCTCCTGAAAATGGTACTCCTAGATTCATTACTGTTTTACTTGTTGACACTGTTAAGTCACTAGCGAGTAAAGAGATTCTGTTCTCTTGTCCACTACCAAACTCATTCCTTCTTTGTAGTTCTAAGAATACTCTGTAATTTGGTTCAGCCATCACAATCTCCCCGTAGTATGTGCTGTTCTATTCATTCTTAGATTAATTTCTCTAGCAACCTTATTCGCTATATCTCGTATCTCTGCATCAGAAGCACCAACTCTACCATTAACATGGACATGTATTGTACTGCCTCCTGCTCCTGACATTCTTCTACTTTCAGCATTAGAGTGTACTCTTGCTCCTGAAGGTAGTCTAACTAGTTCAGGCCCACGTTCACCTACTATTGCTAAACCACCACTACTTACTCCACCACTAGCAAATTGTGGAACTTTGCGCCCAAATATTTTACCGTCTCTTCCCCCCAAGAACCTGAATATTCCATTAGCAACTCCTGCAATTAATGCTAATAGTGTTTGAACCATAACTCTCAATAATCCACCTAATATTTGAACAATACCTTTACCCATTTGTAAGAAACCTTCGTATAATGCTCCCCCATCACCAGCAAACGCTGCCATAAACATGTTAGCAAACCCTTTGAAGAAATTAACAAGTCCATCAAATATCATTTGAAATCCACCTATTTTTTCTTCCAGTTTTTTAAAAGCCTCGATTATTTTCATTTTCTTTAATATGAATATTAAAAGTGCAATTCCTGTTGCTATTAATAAGAAATATATTAAAAACTTAGATAAAGCAGCAAGACCTACAACGAAAAACTGACCTATCTTCCCTGCTATTGGTGACAATTTCTTAGCGATATTATTCATCCTTTGTCTATACATTTTTCTATCGCCAAATGGGGTTTTATTCAGAACTTCACCTCTTGAATCCCTTGCCATACCTATATCTCTAAGTCCTCCTGTTCCTCTAATAAAATGTCTTCCAAGTCCTTGACCGAAAAACTGTTCTTTACTTTCTTTGAAATAGTTCATAACACCGCCCTTTCCTTCACTGTCTGCTCTAAAACCTCCTGCAAGAAAATCTCTTGTAGCGTTAGGCATTAATGATTTTACTATTGCTTCATTAACGCTTTTCTTAGCCTTGTTTATTCTTTCTTCAGCCAAGTCCCAATATTTTGAATATTCTTGTTTAGCATCAACACCCTCTACACCACTAAACATATTATACACTGGGTCATCCAGTAATGCTTTACCGCCTTTAACTAACTTCTCTCTAGCCTCCTGTATGTCTTTTAATGACTCAGCCAATTTGATGTTTGATTCAATTGCTTCTATTGTTGATTTAGTGGCTTCTTCCTGTCTTTTGTGATATACGTTGATAATGTTACCAACCGCACGAATCTGATTTTGAACTCTCCACAACCCTGTACCCGAAAGAATACGACTGATAATATTCCATTCTTGACTACTCCTAGCAAGTTCACCAAATGCTTCCCCCGTTCTAGTTATAGAAGTATTAGCCCTATCAAACGCTCTACTTAGTTTAGACAACTCTTCTGTTGCCCTAGTATTGGCTTCGTCGCTCATTTTTCTTCATCTCTTTTTCTATTTCTTTGGATTTCAGTTCCTCTACTTGTGCATGTATTTGTAACATTTCGTTCATTAATTTTATTGATGTATGTTGTGCTTCCGCAGGACTTATTGAGAAAGTCTTGCAGTATGAATATAATATAATTCTAAAGGCAACAGTAGGCTCTACTTCTCTACCGTTTAATGCTCTACGAATTAAATTGCTTTTCCCTTATCCTCCTCCTGTAAATCAAAGAATGGGTTTGGGAGGACTTCTTTTAACTGTGACCCAACATAAGGGCTTAGTCTAAGTAATTCTAAAGTAGTAAGTTTAGGTTCTGTTTTATCAACAAACTCTGTACACATGAACTTGTACATTTTATTCAAATCAAGAGTCATTTCACCTGTCTCATTCATCTGCATAACAGAAGATAGTGCTTGCTCGACTTGTAGCCAAGTGGGTTCTTTAACCCATACTTTTAGCACTTCATCCGAATCAGGGCTTACCCTTATCGTATGGCATTCGGTGTTTACTGTCGCAAACAAACTGTTCTTATCACTTACTATTTTTTCTTCACTCATTTCTTTCCACCTAACTATAAAACTAACAAACAAACGATGTTAGTGGAATGTAATGAATATACTAGGATTTCTAACTTACTTAGAATCCTCCTATATTCCTGATGCAGATTGAAGTATTTTCCAATCTCCTTGATACTTAGCATCTGCTAATGTTCTAGCACTAAGAACTACATCTACTTGTACTGGCCCTTTATCTTCAGGTAAAGGAATAGTTACGCTTTGTGTAATGTAATCTTCAAACTTTAATTCAATGAAATCATCTACTGTACTATTATCCATATCCTTAGCAAACCTTAGAGTTAGTTGTTGACCACTGCCATTAGACTCACCATCTTTTCTTAGTTCATCCCAAATGGTTGTATCTGTTATAAGCAATGATAAGTTAATGTCATATGTTCTTTGAGCAGGTATATGTGCTGACATAACTTGACGAGAAGATTGACCTATGAATCTCTGCGGTGTTATATTGTTATTGATAGCAACACTACCTGACTTTACTCTAGCAACAGTCTGACCATACAGTTTAATCTGTCCACCAGAAAATAAGTAAGGTCTAATGTTAGTATCATCAGCATGGTAATTGAACAAACCAGTAGCAGAACTGTCATTTGCTCTTTGTCCTCTTCTTGGTGTATAACCCGCAGGAGCATCAAATGCCCTTCTCGTAACTAAGTCTAGATTTGCTTTTAACTCTTGACCTTCATCAAAGTTCATAGTCAAACTGTTTACTTGACATCCAGTAAATACTCTAGCATAGATGTCTTTGAATGGTGCTGTGGTGCTATCACTTGAAGTACCTAATGAACCAACATAATAGTTAGCATCTGCTAATCCTGATTTTTCATATGTTACTTCTAATGCGAAAGAAGGTAATGCGTCTCCATTATTCTCAGTAAAATCATAGATATAATATCCACCTGTATTTTCTGTTACTTGTTGTAATGTAGATTTATCTGAAGTTGGAGGATATTCTTTTCCTCCTATTGTTCTAACAAGTCTATGGTTAGTTGTATCTATTGCTACTCCTGTACCTGATAAACTGTCTGCCGAACCTAATGCATGAG